GTTTTGCCGCAATGCGGGCAGTGCCTGCCTAGGCCGGGGTCGATGGGTTGGGTATCAAGCCAGGCGCACAGATCGTGGTAAGATCTGCGACCGAAGTTGGGCCACTTGAACGGAACGATTTCACGGGTTTCGATCAACATAATGGCGGTCGCCTTGTCTTCGACTCCGAGTTTCTCCATCAAGAGGACGTTGCGAGTGCTGAGACCGCTGGTCCATTTGTTTTTGTCATCATCGCGCTTTTTGCTGGCAGAGATGATTTGTGATACCCGTTGCTTCGAGATCTTCATCTCGTCACCGATAGCTTTGTAGGTGTAACCCTTAAGCCTCAGTTCTTTTATCTTAATGATTGAGTCGTTGATTTTCATGTATGTATGTTTGAGAAGCTTCCTTCTTTTCTTGCTGACTGCTTTATCTATTGCAATGGTATCTGGACCGCTCGATACCGTTTGTTTGCTTTGTGGCACTGGACACACAGTCCGGTTTGTGTTGTGCATCCGCAGCCCAAGCATGCGGCCAATTCGTGACATAACTGTTTCCATCGTTGTTCCTCTATTGTTTGTTTGTTTGTTTGTTTTTCTTGTTCATGATGTTCCATGCACATGATGATGAGATTCCGTATTTCTTGGCCAACTCCCTGCATGTGAAGGTTGCGTGTTCCTTGAGGATGGCTTCCTTAATTTCTTCTGGAACGGCTTCCCACCGCCTGGGAATCTTGGGGTCAGGGTCTTTGAAGGCGGTGACTGGTCCCAACATCTTTTCCATTGACTCCTTGGTCAACCGTAATTGTTTGAGTATGCTCATTTTATTCGCAGGAGAAGACGGTGTCGGTTGTGATCAGTCCAGTTGGCCATCCAGTTGTAGTGAATGACTTCTCGATGAAGATTACTTTGTCGGTGGGTTGAATTGTGAGGCGTTCGCCCTCGGTTCGGATGAACATGAACTCCTTAGCCTGGTTAGGCTGACGACTCCAGCTATCGCCTATGGGGGCGGCGGTGAAGAGGTAGTCGCCAGTGGTGATTAAATCATCGCATTTGACGTTGCATTCCAGCCCCCGCAGGAACGTGTACTCGATGGTGGTGAAATCGGTTCCGTAGCAGTCCCATCGCTGGGCGTTTTGTTTGCTCCAAATGGGGTCAGGTTGTAGATCGAATGCTATGGCGTGAGGCGGAACCGCCCGGTAGACCGCTCCGCATTCCAGCATGATGGTACAGCCCCACATTCGACCTGGGATCGAGACCAGGCCGAACCAGACGCAGGGGGCAAACCCGGTGCGACTGGAGATGAACGAGGCATCGACGAAGCAATATTGGTGATGGGGCAGTTGGCCCGCTTGTGAGTAGGTCATGTCAGAAGGTGTTTGATGATCTGATTTCTGTCTTTAATCGTCGCTCGGAGAATGCTCTCTAGAACAACGTGAGGGTTGATTGTCGCAACGTGATTCCACTCTGGATTGCCATCGATGTGTTTAGCTGTATCTAGACTCTCCACGCGAACTAGTCCGTTAGATTTGTGGACGTAGATGAAGGCGCAGTCTCTCATTTGTCTTCCTTCTTGTGGGCGTTTTTATAGTTTTTCCATGCTGCCTTTTCCAGCCTCTTGATGAGTTCCTTCGCTTCGTTAAGTTCACGTTCTATATCACAACCGACACGATAAACATCTCCAGTCATGTGTTCCAATGCGGCCATCTGCGCCGCTTTCATGCGTGGGGTGTCACTCACGCCATTTGTCCTCCCAATAGAGCAATAGATCCGCTCGCATTGCGTCGTTCTCGGTTTCGAGTTGTTTGATGCGGTCTTCTATTTTACGGACCTCCAGAGCAATTTTTCGCAGTGAGTTTTTATCACAAAGGCCAAAAGGGTCTTCCGCTATGTAAAGCAGTCGTTGTTCAATGTTCACGGCTTGGCCTCCTTGGCTTTGCGCCCGTAGTCTTTTGCGAGAGCATCACGCGCAGCATCACCTTCTGGTCCTTGTCGGTTGCAGTCCGAAACTTTGGTTTCGTACCAAGCTAAAGCCTCCTCCAGCCGCTTGATGCGCTCTTGAAGCTGCGATGCATACCCGCATGCTACGGAAGGAATTTGAGTGCTTGATCCGCACTTGAAATGGCGCGTATTAACTCCATTAAAACACAGAAATTCAGCCTTACACCGAGGGCAATAGTGTTCGTCACTCACGGCTTGGCCTCCTTAAATTTCATGTAGATTCCCCACGCATTATCAATTTTATCGGTAACAGCTTCTAATGTTTCATCCAGCCGCTTGATGCGGTCTTGTAACCTAAGGTTCTCTTCATTCAACAATTGCTGCTGACGGATAATTGAGTTTGCTGCGTTGAGTTCACGTTCCAGCCTCCTGCACAGCATACCGAGGTCGCCTACGTTGTGAGCGGTTGAGTCGGATATGGGGGTGTCGCTCACGGCTTGACCTCCTTGGCTTTGTGCCACAATTGCTTTGCTGGAAGATTCTCTCCAGCTATAGATAAAAGACATTCGTCTAAGTAGTTTCCAGCTTTCACTAACCGATTGATATACTCCTCTTGCTCGCGAATCTTGGTGGCCTGTGCATCGGCCAGCCATTCCTGCTTCATCAGTCCAAGAACCATTTTGGCAGCGTCTGTGGCGGGTATGGATTCGTTGACCGTGAACCCACCATCCAGATCGACCCGCATGATTTGGGTCGTTGGATTGGATATTGGGTGGCTGTTGGTTGAAAAGTAGATTGGTTCGCTCATTTGCACTCCTTCCATTTAAACTCCGCTTCTCCGCGTTCGTTCGCAACCCATTGAGCATGGCCCGTCTTCACCGCTGATGTTTTCCATGAGCTGTTGGTTGATATCGTTCCGAGCAACATACCAACAACAAACCCCAAACCGAAAGGGAGGATCAGAATTGGCCACGGGAAATATTTGTCACTCACGGCTTGGCCTCCTTGGATTTGTACTGCCGAATCCAGTTGTCGATGGCATTTAGAACAGCGGCATGGCTGTTTTCTACGCTCTCCAACCGCTTGATTCGCTCGTTTGCTGCGTTGAGCTGCTGGGTTAGCTCGTCAATCCGTTGCTGTGCGCCCCAACAAGTGCCGTAGCATTGCTCTTGAATTGTATTTTCGGATTCACTCATTGCTTGTTCTCCTTTGCTCGCTGCCATGCGTTGGCCAGCAACCGATAGTTTGAGTCGGAAATAGCACCATCCTTCAGCCATTCAATCAGCTCGTTACCAGAACTCTTGAGTAGCTTGATGTGCTCATTGGCCGCGTTGAGTTCGCGTTCGATGTTCTCAGCTACTATTTGTAGATCGTAAATGTTACACGCCGCATCCGTCCTCGGTGTTTCACTCACGGCTTGGCCTCCTTGGATTTGTTCCACTTCTCAATCTCCATGTGCCACCCCATAAAGGCGGCAGCAGCGCATAGCGCATCCCCCGCCTCCTCCAGCCGCTTGATGCGCTCGTTGGCCGCATAGAGTTCGCGTTCGAGTTGTCGAGCAAAGGCCACATCTACCATCTCAAGCGATTCTGGCGGCTCCGAATCGTAACTAAGATACTCAGCGTCATCTGTCCTCGGGGTATCGCTGATCATTTTCGTGGCGTCAGGAATATGATCGCTCATCGACCACCTCCGAGTGCGTAGTGAAGGATGAGCAGCGCGTCGCAGTTTCGAAGCGTCACGTCTAGTTGCGGATACAGCTCCTGGGCCTTGCTCTTGAGCTTTCGCTTCCATTCAGGACCAGTAGCGCATGAACGCTTTCCACCGAGTCCAAGAGGTTCCTGCCAGACCTTGGGTTCAACACGGTGAAGTGCGTAGCCTTGAGAGTAGGCTAGTCCTTGGATGATTCCGTAGTTCTCGTGCAGTGTAGCCACGCTCGATGAGGGGGTGAGATTGCTTACGAACTTGGGTACCTTCTCGACCCATAGGTGGGAGTCCGCCACCTTGAATCCGCTGATGAGTTGCGCCATATCCGGTAAGGATTCGGGCATTGCGAACAGGAGTATCCCGTCCTTGGTGTGGATTGCGAATCCGCCGTTTACGCCTGGATCACAGGCTACGATTGTTTTGTTCATTGGTTTGTTTGTTTGTTTATAGGATCGAGCATCCAAGTTCCTTGTAGCACTTGACCCGTTTCTTGGAGTGAGCCTGAGCCAGAGGATGGAATGTATCCTTGAAGTCATGGATGATTGCAGTGTCCTTGCCCGGTGCCCGCCGCAGCGCACGGCTGGCCCGCTGGATGGTTTTCTGTGCGCTCCGCCCTCCAGATACCATTACGAGGGTGTGGACGTTAGGAAGGTCAAGCCCCTCATCGGCCAAGGAGGTGGCGATCATGGTTGGGATGTTCCCTGCCTTGAACTCTTCCATTGCTTCCCGGCGATCCTTCTTAGGCATCTTGGAATGAACCAGTACCGATCCTTTGATCTCGTAGGCGTACACCTCGCCAAGGCTTACCCGGGGGACAAGCACCAGGGTAGGTCCAGTTGCAGATGAGCAGTTGGCCAACTTGATAGCTTCCTCATTCCGTTTCTTGTTCCCACAGATACCGATCTCGGTGAGTGCTTCCCAAGCGCACATGGCCCGAAGGATGGGCTGACTCACTTGCATGTACCTCTTGCGAGCGGTGAACAGCCTCTCGATTTGATCATCGATCCACTGCTGGAGATAGAGGTCAGTGGCAGAATGCATGTACACGGTGGCATGAGCCAGTATCCCGGCTAGCTCCTCACGGCGGATCTCGAACTGGGTATCGCGGAAGAGCTTGCGAAGGATCTCATTGCGCTCGCTATCATCGGACCAAGGGGTCGCATCAAATCCGAAGCGAAGTCCTTTGCACTGGTCTATAATTTTGTGCCAAATTTTCGCTGGACTATGTTTACACTCGTCAACGATGATCAGGTTCTTGCGGGAGAAATCTACGGATTCATGGGGGCAACGAACCTCGACCCGTGAAGCATCGACTCCTACTGCTATGAGCGAATCGATTGCCTGCTGACAGGTTTCACGGGTGGGAGCGAGCCATCCGAAGGTCCACTCGGGCCATCGAGCAAAGTGCTTGATTATGGAGGAGGCGATGACGGTTTTGCCGCATCCAGCAGGAGCGATGATGAGTCCATCGGCTCCACACTTAGCCCACTCGACTGCTCGTTGTTGATAGGGACGCAGCAGAAAAGCTTGCGTCGAATTGGTTTCGGGATGATCTTGGTGTTGCATAGCGTGTCGTTGCGCTCTGTTTGTTTGGGACTCGATCACCCCCCGGAGCTTGCACTCTCTGGGGGGCTTTCGTTTGTAGGTTAGATGCCGTCGAGATCAGCGGGCACCTTCTTCATCCGCTTGACCCTGAAGGTCGTCTGTTCGGCTCCGTGCTTGTCGATGTACTTCTCTTCCTCGATCACGATCACGAGGGACAAGCCAACGAATCCCTGCAAGAACCGTAGGAACGCCCCTCCAATGCTAAAATCGAACTCATCTCCATCAGCGATATTAGCTTCGGTGGCACTGATGAGGGCCTGAAGCCGCCACATCATCGTGTCCTTCAACACGAACCGGTCGCTGATGATCTCACCGGCTGGCCCCTTGTAACGGAGGGTTGCGACGGCGTTACCGTTCTTGTCGAGTCCATCGTCCTTGCAGGAATTGACGGTGACGGTGTATTCGCCGGGTTGGGCGAACGGTTTAACTTCTGCGGATGCTCTATCTACTGTGAATTTCATATTAGTGTGCGTTGGTTGATGTTTGTTTATTCGGACTGACGAGCCGCCCACGCGGGCAGCGAGAGTGTTTGGGTAGTGGACGGGTAACAAGGCCAAGAGTTGAGTTCTTGGCATTCGATAAACGTGCGGAGCTGCTCGTCGATAATGGAGTTACCAAGATCGATGGCCTGCTGATCAAGCTCGTAGCAGCAGACTCCGTAGGGAGCTTCCTTCTCGACTGCGATGAAGATGAACCGGTTTATGCCGGTGATGCGCTGATACCAAGCCGCTTGGACATGGTAGCGAAACTGAGCGCATGATTTCGCGAACGCCGCGGGTGAAGCGTCCTGGGTGGTCTTGAGGTCGATGATGTAATCCTTGCCGATCCCATCGATGCGAGCTTTGACCTCGATGCCGGACCATTCGGCGAAGTAGGAGACCTCGGTCTTGATTCCATCAAGTAGGCCAGCGGCAGCGGGATGAGCGTGAACCGCATCAGCGGCTCCGGTGAGATTGTTCCACTGATCTTGAGGCAGCGGGATCTGTCCGTTGTCGATGATCAGTTGGAAGTCCTCCTTACCCTGCTTGGTGCGACGATCACCAGTGAACATCCTGTAGGTCAGGATGAAGCGTTCCGGCTCCAGGACGGCGCAATGGGCGGCGGTACCGAACTCCAGCGCGGGGCTGGATTCGTTGCGAGTCTTGCCATCCTGCCAAGCGCGGAAGTGCGCGGGCGACTTGCGGAACTGGTCGAGACCAGACTTCGATAAAGCCTTCGCCTCGTGGTAATCCGAAGCGGGCATGTCGTGCATGATATCAACCATTGGAAACCTCCGTGGTGGCGATCTCAGGGGTGACGATGACGGCGAGCTTGCTGAGGATGAGGTCCGGCTTGGAGATGTACTTGGATGCAACCGCATCGGGGAGATCGCGGAAGGTCTGACCATCCTGAATGCGACCGGCCTTGAGCAGCAGGGCGTTAACCTCTTGCTCGCGATCCTCGAACAGGGCTTCAAGCTTGGCGGTGATGTCGAAGCTCTTGGTGGGAGCGACTGTAACCTCGGTGATGGAGGGCTGGAAGTCCTCGGTCTCCTCTGGGGTATAGACGCCGGCCACAACCTCTGGGGCGAGCATGCGAACCGCTTTGCTGATACACCGAGCGCGGAGCATTGCGGAAGGATCCTTGGCCCATCCAGAGCCCGGCTTGGCGGGTAGTAAGCCAGCCATCTTAGCGTCCTCGGTTGAGAAACCAATCTCGCAAGCATTGCCATCGTAGGTCCAGAGAGCTATGGCGGCGCGGGAGTCGAACTGCTTCCAGAGGATCTTACCTCCGCGGGCACGGTATCCGGCAAGCATGGCATCGGAGCGCATGCTCAAGGATCCGTTGATGATGTGATATTCTCTCTTGAAATCGAACGGGGTCTTCTTCTCGGCGGCGCATTGCCACGCGATGAGTTTACCTTGTTCGACCTTGGTGCAGCCAAGCATTCCGCTGGCCGCGATCCACTCGCCCATCTTCTCGATGGCTGAGATTGGATCCTGTATTTTGGAGTACATCTCGGAGTTATCCGAGGGCGTTGTCGTTGCGATTGAGTTGTTCATTGTGGGTTTTGTCTGAGTAGTTCCTCGATTACATCGGAGCGGACACGGATGGTGCGCTTCGTAGCTTTCATAGCCGGAAGTTTTCCTGACCGGATCCACCGACGCACCGTCTCGGGATGAGTCCCGAGAGCCGAGGCAATCTCTTGGACGGTTAGAAGTTTTACGCTCACGCAAGCCAAAGTAGCAGCGTGTTGCAAACTGTCGAGAGTTTTCTTTCGGAAAGTTTACTCGGAGCGGTCTTCGTCCGCGTATCGACGGAGGAGTTGGAGCTGCTGCGGCTGCGGTTTTTCAGCGATTTGCTTGAGTAAACCGTAGAATTGCTTGCGATCTCGAAGCCCACTGACACCGGCCCCCTTTGCGAGAACCCTAGACCAGTAAGCGTATCCTAAGGTACTCCCTAACTTACTGGCCAAGTTGACGGCGGGTTTGACCAAATCACCACTTGCCATCTGAATTGGAGCCTCAAGAGCAGCTTTGCCAAGACGTTCGACCGCCGCACCCCGAACCGTAGATCCAGCCATTCCCGCAGATTCCCGAGCGGTTTCCATCACTCGGAATCCTGGCACGAAGACATCATCAATGGTCTTCAGCAGTTTAGGTCCGAGGATCAACTGAACTTTTTGGCGCATTTCCGGGTTAGTCAGCTCAATCAACGATCCGAGGTTGGGCTTTGGTCCGGTCTTGCTGGCTTCGAGAAGGATATTCTCGATTTCCCTGGCGCGGATGTTCAGAAGAGTCTCGCCGGCTGCTTTCGATCCCTTAACTGCCTGTTTTTCCAGCGATTTCAGCACCGAATCCACGGTGGCAAGGTCTGGAAGCATTTGGACCGCCCTCGATGCCACAGCGAACCCGGCTGGAGTGCCGCTCTTGAGAAGATCAAGCACCACTTCTGGTCCCTTGGCCTTGGCAGGATCAAGATTCTCCATGTATTGGACAAACCGGTTTAGTTCCGATTTAGTTCCAAATCCAAGCTTGGCCAATCCGCCAGGTTTCTGCTGCTCAATGTAGTTTAGATCGCCGGCAAGCTTCTTAAGGTCTAGTTGATTGGTAACTGGATCAATCGACCGATCCACGATCCCAGATCGCGTAATATCGATAAGATTTGAAGAGCTAGGTACGTTTTGAACCTTGGCTTTGGCAAGATCCTCAAGCAGCGATGAGGCATTCTCGAACGCTGGCGTTGCAGTTCCCTGACGAGCGACTCGACCGGCATACAAGTCGGCCATCTGCCCTGTCTCCATTGTGCCAGGTTTGAACGCTTGAACAACTCCGAATTCATCGAAGCGAGGGCGGAACTCGCTATAGAACGAGTTGGCTGTTTTCAGAGAATCTGCGTTCGCCTGTCCGAGAAAGGATGGAGCCTGATAATCAATGGTCTGAGTGATCCGGTTGGCTACGCCACGAATATCCCGTTTTGCGGAAGTTCCAAACGCTTGACCAGCAACGTCCGATACGTCGTACAACTGATCTCTGATTGCCCTGAGCTGATTGAGTGATGTCGGGATCTTTCCATCGATGATTTCTTGAAGCTTTTTGAAGTATGGAGTGAACGCCCTGCTCTGCTCTCCAGTGCTGAGAACCGGGTATTTGTCCATCAGGTTGAGAACCTCTTGTTCCACCGAAGGATCGGTTGGACCGGCTCTTCCGGTCAGAACAAAAACAGGGTCGTTCTCAAACTGTTTAACCGGAGTGTATAGGATATCGGCGTGATTAGAAAAAGCCTTCTTGGTATTTCCAAGCACCTCCTCGATTTTATTTCCCATTACCGCGGACTGATAAGGTCTGACACCGCCTCCACGGATTCCACCCTTGAGTGTTTCCATCTCAACGGATTTTTGGAATGACTGTTGAGCCTCAGCAAGAGCGTCTTGAGCAACGCTTTTCTGGGCTGCTGAACGAGCGCGTTCAACGGCAAAAAACGCATCATTAACACCTTGCGCCTCATTGGCCAACCTTGCCCCGGTCTCAGGACTCAGACCTCCAAAGGTTTGAGCTATTCTGCTTACGAGATCAGAGTGAGCCTCAGCGGGAATACCGGTGATTTTTTGGACCGCATTTGCAACAGCTCTGGATTGATCGAGAAGCTGCTGATTGAGTTCCTGACTTCCAGTTTGTGAAGCAACGCGAGCTTCAAGACCCGCAAACTCCGGAAAAGCCTGACCGAAAGTTGCTTTGATTTGACCTGGAGCAATTCTCTCTATGTCCTGAGAACGAGTTATGCCTCCAGTAAGCCTTTGTCGATTGGCTCCAAGCATAGTGCCAGCACCTTGAAGTATCCCAGCCGGAAGTGCGCCGTATGCGAATTCTTTTGCTCCGCTTCCCAGTCCAGTAACCTTACCTTCCGCTGCTCCACCAAGCAGGCCAGAAAGTCCAGCTCCTCCAACCGTTTTTGCGAGACCAGATGCTCCTTTAAAAACGGGAGCAGCACCGCGAAGAAACGCTCCTGCAATTTCACCTTTTCGATAATCTCCATCTTCAAAAGTTTGTGCGCCTGTTTCTCCTAGTGCAGCAGAAGTCGATCCCGCTGCGATTTGAATAGGAATACTAGCCCCTCCAGTAGCCATACCAACCGCAAGAGGCACACCATATCGAAGCGAAGCTTTTCCAAGATCGCTCATTTTCTCGCGCTGAATAGCTTCGGCTTCAGCCATCGACTCTTCTCCGATTGTCTGTCTGGTGGGAGGCATGAACGCACCGCCGGTCATCGGGAGTCTGCTCAAGCTGGCCACTTGTTGTTCTGTGGCCGGAATGTCTTGTGTCTCTAGCTTAGCAAGTTCTCTCTCAATCTCAGCCATGCGGGCTAAAGCAGCCTCACGAGTGGGTCTATTTTCCATAATGATTATCGGTTAGCTGGAGGAGTGTTGGTGAGAGCAGAACGAAGAGCGTTTAACTCTCCTCGAAGATCTTGAATTCTGCTGTCTTTGTTTTTGGATGTGCCCTGTTTCCCTCCGAAGTTAAGACTCTCACGAGTTTTTAGCCAAGAATTACGGGCCTCTTGTGTGCGCTTCTCAAGCGATTCAGGAACTTGAATTCCAAAGGATTTAAAGTCTTCTTGAACAACATCTCGGCTAAACACGCCATCCAAGAATCCGATCATTCGAGGCAGGAAGTTTGCCGAGTTAGGATCACCGAACTGAGAGCGCGCTGAAACCAGTTCGTTTCCAGTAAGCGAAGCACCGAACAGATCTTTTCGTGTCCCAGCAACAACTTGTTCAAATTGCTGAACAACTTCGTTTAGCAGAGCAACCTTTGGATCCTCAGAACCGTATTTATTGCCAACACCTCGAAGCCAGCTTGTGAATCCATTGAAGTTCTGCTGAGATACTTTTGAGAGGTCTTCGCTCTTGGCCAACTCAGAGATATTTCCAGCAAGTGTCTGAGCCTTAGAAAGCAAACCAGTATATTTGGTGAGTTGCTCGCGCTCCTTAGGAGTCGCAACGCTCGTAACTCCAGCTATATCGCGATTACGAGCATCTTTCTGAGCATCCAAAGGAAGAGCATAGAACATCTCCTGCAACTTAGCCTGATCAGGAGCTTCTTTTCGAGCTTCCTGCATGAATCCACGGATTGAATTCTGATCCTGTTTTTCTCGCTCTTGAAAAGCAAACACTCGCTTGCTTTCAGCATATTGCTTTGAAACCGGTTCCTCTTCTGCAATTGCTTGAGCAGCGGAAAACTTTGATACATCAATAGGAGACGGATAAAAGCCTTTCGATTGCATGTTTCTAAGAGCCGCACGAGAAATATCACCGCGTTGCTCAAATGGAATAGCTGACTGCATCTTGATATCTTCAGTGCGTCGAAGAGCCTCAAGTTGGCCAGCGGTTGCTCCATCGGGAATGTTTATTCCTCGCCCTTCAAGGAACTGACGATTTTCTTCTGCTGCTATATCCCTTCTTTGTTTAAGCCCAGCACCTTGTTGAGCCAATTCAGCTTGAGCTTGGCCCGCTGCAATGTTGAACGCGGGATCAGCTTGAGACTGCATTGGCCCCATTGATTGTCCATAGCCGAACAGTTTCCCTTCAGTGGCAGCAATTTGCCTACGAAGAGACTTGTTCCTAAAGTCGGCCATCTTCTCTTCAAGGGTTGCTCCGGTAGGAGCCTCAATCCCCTGCTGAAGCGCATTGATCATCAACTGACGATCAAGCATCCGCTGCTCGTCCCGCTTACCAAACTCCTCCTGAAGCAACGCCTGACGCGCACGAGCAGCCTCCTGACCGCGTTGAGTGGTTCCAGTCACTGCGCCGGCAAGACCGCCAGTCAGGACGTTGAAGATGTTGGAAGCGACACCAGGGCGGTATTTCGCCTGAGCCTCGATGTCGGCGGGATCGGGATAGTTGTAGTTCGTAGCCATAGGTTAGTAGCCTCCAGCGAAAGTGTTTTTCTTGCGAAGTGTTCCGGGTGCGACGGGCGTGGGGGCCATGCTGCGATCGGGATTCATTTCGCTCCCAACAGGTTCTTGTACTGGACCCATTCTGTATTGATTCATTCGATCCTCCATGCGCCGCTGAAGTTCTTCATCTCTAATCTGCTTCATTGCCATAGCTCGTTTTTCGAGCTTGTCGTTCATGCCACTGGCCTGTCCATAGATACCCCCAGTCAGCAGATTGCCAAGGCGTTCCATGATGGAGGGATCGTATTTCGCAGCCTCGCGAACCAGCTCGGGGTTTACGCGGAATGCTTCGGCCTCAGCAAGTTGTTGCTGCTGAAGCTCTTTGTCGCGCCCGCTGAGGTTGTTATACAAACCACCTGTAGCAAAATTCGCGGCGTTCTGTAGGAAGTTTTCTAAAGCCATAGTGTTAGTACATCAAAGATCTTCCCGCGCTACGTCCACGAATCACCCTCATCGCTGCTGCGAGGATCTCATCGGGATCATAGTTGATATCTTGAGAGTATCCAGGAGCAAGCAATCCTGCTTCCCTACGAGGTGGAATCGGAACTTCCGTTGGCATCTTAAATGGGATTATTTTTCCTTCTCTTCTAGTTATCCCAGTAGATGTTTGAGTTGGATATTCCTTGAATTGATAAGGTTTAGGAATAGGAGCCTTAGGAATATTGGTTGTAATTACATCTCTTACAACATTGTACTTCCAAGGTACTGGAACATCATCTTTAGGAGGCACCGGAGGCGTTGGAGTCTGATCACCAATCAGATCCTCAACTTCTTTATCGGTAAGGTCTTTTACATTCTCATCCTCGGTAGGAGTATTAGGAGTAGTGGGGGTAGCAGGTTTTATTATTCTACGACCTGTCCACTCCCGTGTATCAAAATTAAAAACAGGATCTATTAAATCTTTAGGAACTGGAGGAATGCCAAATCTAGGAGGATCTGGAACTACTCTTGGCTCTACAAAGTCTGGATTTGGAATTGTATCTACCCACTTATCATCAACCAAACGAAAGTTGTCGTCTACTTGATCATTACTGACCATAGAATCGCTCAACTCCATTCTTTTTAATCGAAAACTTCCGCCCCCAACATTAGTAGTATCGGGTGGAACTGGCTCTACGTTATCACCTACAAGAACAGGTTTTGAAGGTTTCCTAGGAGATAAAGTATTAGGGACACTTAGATCGGGATCACCTACAAGAGGAGTTTCTGGAATTATTTCAGGATCCGAGTAGTAACTCAGAGGATCAACAGGAGGTTGAGCATATCCAGATGGGGTTACTGGACCGAACTGGGCAGGAGGAGACACCTGAACAGCCGACGGTTTATCCATCGGGGTAAACGTAGGAGTGGAAGGCCCCTCATACGAACCGGGCTTAAATTCAACAGGAGGTTGAAGATTCTCCAGATCCATCAAGTATTTTTCAAAAGGAGATACCGGTTCCGTAGGTGTTGCAGGAGGAGACACCCGAACAGCCGTAGGAGCTGCCGTAGGTGTAAACGATGGTGCAGAAGGTTCTTGATACGAACCAGGTGTAAATCCAACAGGAGGTTGAAGGCTTTCAAGATCAACAAGAAACTTATCAAACGGAGACACCGGTTCCTGAGGAGTTCCAGTCGGAAACTCAAATGAGTAAGGAGGAGCAGCAGGTTCTGGATCTTGTGTGGAAACGTAACGATCTTTCCATTGTCTAGAAACAGCGTCAAAAAAGGGATCGACCATTCCAGGAGGCTCTGGAGGAATTATGTTTCCACCATAAGTTGCCTGATTATTTGTATCTTGAACCGGAGGGTCGATCGGGCGAGGCATATATCAGTTTTTGGGGATAATGCTGTTGATTCGAGCTATCATCCAGTTGGCCACAAGCTTCTTCGCCTTCGGCTTGTCCTTGAGCCACTTCGCAAACTTCTCAGCGTTGCTGTCATAGACGCTCTTGAACCACTTGGGTCCAACGAGTTCCTTCCAGAAGTAGAACGCTTCCCACTGATCCGGGATACACTCACGAGCGACATGGCAGGCTATAGCAGCACTTCCAAGTGATCCGATCGCGCTCGTAACACCCTTAAGAATGGCCAACGGAGATCCAGCTTGAGAAGCTTGAAAATCATTCTGAGCGTTCTGAAGAGCGAAGCTAGATCCAGTCTGGAGCAACTGACCTGGTCCTGCCTGCTGCATACCTTGGATATATTGAGGCGGAGCAAACGGAGACGCACCCTGCTGGAGGTTACCAAGTTGGGCGGCTTGAGAAACGATCGGCTGGAGTCCAAGAGCGGATTGGATATTCGCAATGTTTTGTTGCTGGGTACCCTGACGTTGCTGCTGCGAAGCCATCTGGCCCGCAAAGCTCTGCTGCATGGCAGTGTTCCGCTGACCGGTGGCAGCGAGGATGTTCTGGAAGGCTTCTTGCGCCTGTCGATTTGCGACATCACTGCTGGTCTGACCGCTTTGAAGTAGGCCAATAGCTTGCTGCCGGCGTTGGACATCGGCGTTGGAGATGGCCTCGTTTACAGCGCGGGCCTCGCGGAATGCCGAGAGGTTACCAAGGAGATTGCCAGTGGAAGTTCCACGGGCGCGAGCGGCTTGTTCCGCACCTCGGATCATGGCTGGATCAAGCGTACCAGCTTGAGCGAGACCAGAACTAATCTGCCGTTCAAGGTTACTACGAATCCTTGCAGCCTCACCAGTGTCTTGAGGACCACTCGGCATGCCTACACGCTCGTAGGAAGGAGACTCGATCGTGTCTTCAGGAATCTGATTCTTTCCAGTTTTTAGATCCTGAATAAAAGAATCATAAAGTGCGTAGCGTTTAGGATCAAGAGTCTCAAGCTCATTTCTACGCTGCTGTGCAAACTGAGTACCATATTTTTGAGCTACAGCAAGTTGAGCTGCGGCCTGTGGATCGGCCAACTCATTGGATACTTGAGCAATTTGTTTCGTTAGATCGACATCCCCTAGACCTTCAAAGTTGTATTTCCTCGTTACTGGATTGCCTTTTGCATCAACCCGTGGATTTCCTTTCTCATCAAGGACTGCATACTCTCCACTTGTTCCAAGTCGAGAAGCAGCATCTAGCTGTCGGATAATAGGAAAGGTTTCCGCTTGGGCATAAACTGCCTCGCGGTTCGCCGCTGCCATGTCTGGTGCTTTATATGATCCGCCCATAAGAAATCCTCTTGTTCATCAGCAGTTTGGAGTACCTGTCAAAATCGTACAAACGGTTAATGCCTTTTCTAAAACCGCCCAGCTTGGTGACGTTTTTAGAGCACAACCGCATCATGGCCAACCAAAGGGTTTGAACCGCATACGGCTCGGTGCCAATGGCAATCTCGATCCACGCGATGTGACCTTCTGGGAAGTTGTTGTTGAGATCCTCGGATTCCTCAATGGAGTTTAGAAACCGAACAGCTCCCACCCCGACGCACTTTCCTTCCTCATTCTTCACAATGCCAATCAGCTTCTTTGCGCTGAAGATTCCGATCCAGTTGATGATCTGATCATCGGTCCACGAGGAGCAGGTTGGCCAATGCTCTCGCAGTAGCTTGGCCGCTTCAATGTTTGTTGGATGAACGCTCATTGCTGGGGACGCACCGAGTCTACGAATCCGGAGAGAATGGTAGATTGCAGAGACAAGCGACCAGAGTCTGTGGTTACCTTGAATTGCAAAGTATTCCAGCGACCTTGGCTGATCAGGTTGTAAGCCTTCAGGAACTTCTGGCTTGAGGTGATCGCCAGCGCGGAATCGAGCGTCACGAATGTGGCCGACATATCCTTGGACAGCGACACTTCGGCGGTTGTGGTGGCGGAAGTGTACGGGTTGTCGAAGGCGAATTGAACGCTGTATCCGATCTTGTCAGGGATAGGTTCGTTCAGGTTGTAAGCCTTGGTGATCACCGTGGATTGGTAATTCGCACCTCCATCGGTGTATGCGGAGCTTGAAATCGGATTGAGCCGGCTGTTCGGAAGGTAATCGTTGAAGGACCAGACCTGGCCGGCTCCCGCTGACACCGAGATGATATCGCCAGCAAACATGAGGACGGGTCCAAATGTTGAGAACGAGGTTGGGATGAAGTCGTTTACGATCCAGTTGTCCCAGTAACCAAGCCACGAGCGGGCCAGTGAGTGGTATACGATGACCGCGTTGTTCTCGTTGAGTGCTCCTTCAAGGGCGATATCAATGCTGTTCTCGGTCAGGAGCGCGTACTCGCTTTCGACTCCCAGGATCGTTGGTTCCTCGGTGACAAACGGAACTGCCAGCAGATATCGGTTGTTCCAGAATACACCGTCGCAGAGGTCGAGCTTGGTTTTGTCGATGCGACTGATGAGGTCGTTGATCGGGCTGGATAGCGCGAGACCTACGCTCGTCTGGGTACCGGCTTGGATCTGCTGGAGAGATCGGACGCCATCTCGGGACAGGAAGAATACGTCAGGACCAACCGCGGTGATTGAGCGGTGCGATGAGCAGCCGATATTGCCGCTGATGAGTGATATGGTCCAATCGGCAGCATCCTGCGTAGGATCGGCATTTACGCTCCAAATAGAGCGTTCCTTGAAGACGATGAGTTGATAGCCGAACCAAGAGTAGAGTCCCTTGATGGGATCGCCATCACCACCGATCCGGATGGAACCGAGAGGATCCCATGATTCGCCATCGAGGATATCCGAGAAGTAGAGGGTATCGGGCTGGATGGATGTATCCGCGGAAACTGCAAACAACCGATTGGTATGGGTGGTAAGAAAGATCGGCTTGGCAGGAGGCGTGAGCGATACGAAGGCTACGGCGTGAGACGAGGAGGCAGGAGAAATAGTAATCGCTGGAGCGGTCGTATAGCCGCTTCCAGGATTGGTGATCGTTATGAATACGAGATTACCATCGTTAGAAACAACCGCAGTGGCCGTAGCCGTGATGCCGCTGGGAGGGGCTGCAACGGTTATCGTTGGAATGGAGCCGTGATTCGATCCCTGATTAATGACATCGATGCGGCTGATCTTGCCTGCTGCGGTGGAGTTGCTGAGGTTCGAGCTTGAGACGTACTTCAGCGTTCCGAGACCGTCTGAATAAAACAATTTGTCATTTAATTGAGCAAAATAGACGTAGAAAGCAGAAGCGTTGAGCGTTGACCCTGAAATCTGACTGTAGGAAGTTGCCGGTGATCCGAAGTAGAGGCTCTTGGTTGATGTACTGATGTCATTTACTGCAATGACAAGGCGTTCGGATGTTGCGGTATCGAAGTAAAATCCCGATAGGACCGTGGAGTTGGATTGAAGGTTGGACCCAAAATTGGAATTCGTTGACTCCCAGTTCGAGACGATATCTTCCCAATTAGATACTTCGCTGGCTCCGGTCAGTGAAACGGTTCCGAGTCGTGTGACGAGATTGCCGAAGTCGTCATAGTCCATGTTGATTGCCGATTCCATGCTGGTTGCAGGAATGGCATCAGGACGAGTGGCAGAGATGACGCCAGTGCTGAACCCCGTGCTTCCATCCAGAAGCATCTGATCATCGAGAGCATCTGAGGATTGGAATGGCATGGCGATTACAGGATGTCCTGGAACGTGTAATCGTACAAGCTATCTGGGATGATGCGGCTGATTTGCTGCTGCTGGCCGCGTTCCATGTCTTTCATTATGGAGACCTGAGCGGCTCCCTCTTGGAACTTGGCTTGGGCTTTTCCGTACTGGCGTGAGTATTCGAGGAGATCGCCTTCGGTGTAGGCCATCAGTGCGTTCTCTACACCTCGCAGCTCGAAGTTGGTATCGTTCGAGATGGTGACAGCCTCACCGAACTGCCGCATCTGCGACTGTTTCTTGGCGAGGATGAACAGGGTTCCATCGGCATTGGGAGTGGGGACGAGTTTGATGCGTGGAACACCGGCCTCGCCGTAAGCTCCACCAATCAACCGGGTCCAGTTAACGAAGTTTCCGGGGGTGGATTTACGGCTATCGACGTTGTTCCAGGTGTTGGGATCGAGCTGGAAGAAGGAAACCCATTCCGCGGCGGGCACTTCGATGCCATCGGTATCTCCGGTGACCGTGAAGCGGATGGCGACGGGGAAGTCGATGAAAGTGTTGTAGCCGGTACCTGAAGCGTAAGCGGATGCAACGTAATCCGATAGGGTGATCATCTCATCTCCGGCGGTGACCGGATGAGAGATAACGCCGAGGGTATCGTTCCACAGGCATGAATCCCAGATCATCGAGTAGCGGCGGATACAGAACTTCTTGGCCAACGCGATGGTGGCCGAGTCTGTGAACGACAGCTTATCGCAAGCTGCCTGAGCCGCTTCGGAGGGTTTCATGCGAAGTATTCTTGCAATGTCATTGAGGAGCTGACGCGAGATGCAGCTTCAGATTGGCCACTGGTAACGTCATAATATGATTTATTAAGCCACATTGATGGAATGTACGTTCTTGCATAGTAAAAATGGATTCTGTAAGTAACAGCAGATGTGGATGCTGGTGAATCAAGAATCTGAATAAACTGGGTGCTTAAAGAGACATTACTAGTGTTTGCAATACCAGGAAAAGGCGCAATACCGAACAAGTCTGTACCTACGTTGTTGTCTCCAATAGGTATATTGTTACGAGTGATTCTAAACACTCCGTAATTTGCATATTGCTGATTACTATAGTTTATGACTATTGAAACCAACACTGTTGAAGATGTATACCTAGGAGTGATTGAAGTAGTCAGAACCGTTATCTCTGTTCCTGATCCAACATTTGTGGCAACAAACGGACTTCCTGATGCGGTGGAGTCTTTGTAAATCGTCTGTTTTACTTGCGGAGTAAAATAGGTTCCAGCAACAAGCCTTACCTTATTGTCTGTTGCGTCTTTGATCAGAACATTATCAGCGGTAAAATCAACGACAACAGGGGTGAGGTTTGGAACCGTGATGTTGTCCGAGTTAAGCGTCAGCGTGTCGGTGCCGGCATTTCCAAGCGTGGTGTTCCCATTGGCCGCAAGATCACCTGTTAGCGTGGTGTTACCGGTCACTCCAACGCTTGCCAAGGTGCTTGCTCCCGTGACCCCTAGGGTACCGGTAACGGCGGTATTGCCGGTCAGCGTGGAGGTTCCCGTGACCGCAAGGTTTCCTGGGACTGTCAGGTTGCCAGTGAGCGTAATTGCTCCGGTGACATTGAGCGCACCGCCTATGGTCGCTGCACCGCTCGTAGCGAGGCTTGAGAGGCTGGTAGCCCCGGTCACACCAAGAGTGCCTGCAATGGCCGTGTTGCCGCTTGCAGCAGCCACTGTGAGCTTGTTAGTGGCTACGCTGAAATCGTTGGTGGTATTAACTGCAACGCTGGAGATCTGGAGAGCGGAGTCATTGCCGCTGCCGTCGCTGATGGCTTTGAGCGTTGCGCCTACGGTGGAGTTGTCGGTGTTCTTGAGTAGGCCAGTGTAGGTCGATGCAACGCTACTGCCTGTAAGTGGTGTTCCCATATCAGTTCTTTGGCAAAACGTACCAACCGGCTGGAAGGGTCACCTTAGATGGCCCCACCAATTTCTTGTCCTTGTCAAAAGCGTAGACACGAGCGCGGACAGGCTCGGCCAGCATCACGGGATCACCGTTAGGAACCAGAATCACTTTTGTCTGGCAGCCCAGGCAGATCGGCAACACGAGCAGCCAGATCAGATTTGAGAGGCTTTGGCGCATTTCCTTCTTCTATTTTTGGTGCAGGCGTCTCCCGGAGGAAGTCCAAGAGAGCCTTCACGAGTTGATAAATCCAGTTCAAGGCTTCGGAGCTTCGGCTTCCTTGGCGTCCTTAGCCCAGATCAGTCCAATGCCAGCGGTGACCGCTGCAATGGTGGTAGTCAGGTCGAGGTTGGTCGAGGGGTCACCATCAAAGATAGCCTTCAAGGCCCCACCAACAGCGACGAGGATTGCACCGACACCTGCGAGAGTTGTTTTTGTGTTTTTCATTTGGATTTAAATAAGCGAAACGCTGCGTAACAGGCGCAAAGTAAGCCGATCACTGCCGTGATAAGCCTTACCCAGTCGGTGAGCTGTGGAATAAACGAAACAGCGGTGGCACCTGCCGCTGCTGCTAGGGATAGTCCAGGGCTGGTGCTGCTGTTCGTTGGTTCCATTACTCGGGCTTGGGTTGAGCGGCTGCGAGGATTAAGTCTGCCAAAGGAACGCCTACCTTAGCGTTCTGATAGCCACCGGCTTTGATGGCAATGTCGATGAGTTGGAGAAGGCTGTTGGCCTGCTCCTGAGTGAGTTCGATCTTGATCATACGACGGGAGCGTCAGCGATAACAACAGGCTCCGCAACCTTAACCGGAGGCTGCGCCGCCCACGGCAACGGCAGCGTCACCACGGGCGGATTGATCTGATTCTCAATCTGCGCGGTGACGTTCGCCTCGATGGCGGTCTTGTCCGCGCCATTCGCATAACACCAACCAAGCACCTGCGCTTCGGTCAGGTCCTCGTAAGGCGTGAACTCACCAGACGGCGGAGCGAACGAGCATGAGCCGTAGCAGGTGCCGCTGTATTGATCCTGAGTGCCGTTGCATCGCCAGTCGGCGGTAATCACGACATCAGTGAGGGAGCCTTCGGTCGGCTTAACGAGAAGGCGTTCGATGATCCAAGAGAGGGTAATCATGGGATTAGGCGAGAGTGATGTTGGCTGTGCGAGTCGTGCCATCAGTGCCGCGAACCGAGATGCGTAGGTTGGTATTGCTCGTCAGGTTGAAAACCATCTGGCTGTTTGTTGCCAATGTGGGCGCGGTTCCTGTCACGTTTGAAATAACGTTGCCGGCAGTCGATATTCGCATTGCTCCGGTAATAGAGCTAACATCAAAGCGCAGTCCGCCATTGGTGCGGTCGTAGAGAATACTTGCACCATCAGCACCAGCCGCTTCAAGTATTAACGTCGGATCGCCGGAAGTGTTCGTTTGTATTTTCGCTGTTTGAGTTCCAGTACCAGCAATGTGCAGCTTTGTTGCCGGACTAACCCCCACGCCCAACCCCGTAGAGTTGAGGGTCATGGCGTCCGCATCGTTTATTTGGAAAATATGACCATTTCCAGTCGATACGTTGTAGCCCATCGCGGCATCCGAACTTATCTTAACGGACGCAGCACCATAAGATCTGACATCGAACTTTCCCGAAGGCGTTTTAACCGCAAACACGGAATCAGTCGCAAAAGTTGTCGTGTTTACTGATACGCGATTGAGCGTCGAGTCAACCTTCAGTACGTTAGTATCCACCGTCAGATCGCCGGTGATGGTGGCGGAGGCGAGGGTGGCGGTGCCGGATGCTCCGAGGATGTTGTTGACGCTGATCTTCTTAGTCGTACCAGATGCCGCCATCGTGGTATCGCTGACATCAACGATAGGGATAACGTCATTAGCCGGATCAGCGGCGGTCAACGCCGTCAGTGCTGTGATCTTTGTGTCTGCCATAGGTCAGTAAACGGTTAGAATGAATTTGTCGGATGCTTCGGTTAAAATGAGATCGGTGCCCTGCTCAGTTGCCATTCGATCGTAGGTGCCAAAAGACAACACGATCTTCCCAGTTCCATCCTCTTGCAGTACGAAGAACTCGTCTTCCTGCAATAGATCCCGGCGCACGATCGGCAGATCGGCGGGCGTGACGTTTCCGCCAGACCCACTTGAAGCCAATCGTGTTCCAAGAGCGAGTGTCACGGTTAGGAGCTGATGATTCCGTTGAACGCGACCACCTGACCACTGGAAATCTGGAAGCTCGTAATCGGCCCAGGAAGCGTAATGCCAGCGGGGATAGCCACTGTGGACCAAGATCCGCTGATTCCATTACCGGTGATCGAAGTGAAAGTGGTGACGGCAATCGTGGTGATTGCAACGAATGGGCCAGTGGTCAACGCGGTAGAGGTCACGAGCTGGAAGCCCGCATTGCCCATCGAATACTCGATTGCCAGATTAGATTCTATGCTCATATGTCCCAAATTTTACGGATCTGATTCTTGCTGAAAGTGCTCTCGAAGCGGGTACCCTGCCGGTCTTCCATCCGGCTAAAGCCCTGCTTCACCTTGTCCTTGAGTTCGGCTTCGCGGGCAAAACCGGTAACCCCGAAGCGGGCTACCGGCTGCCTCGTCCAGCGTTCACCCTTGATAACAAGAGAATCGGTTCCCATCGGAGCGATTTGCTCCACGGACTTGCCTTTGTTCTCGAAGGTGTAGATCGGCATGTTAGGACTCCATCTCGCCGTCGTGCATCATGGCCATCTTACGCATGCCTTTTTCGTCCATGGTCTGTTTGGATTCCATGGCATCGTCTCCAGTGTTTTCGTATTCAGCGGGCATACCGTTTACGGTCTTAATTTCAACGTAAGCTTCACCGTTCTCAAGCTTGCGAAGAATACCCCGCACATCATCGAGTAGAACTTCATCACCAACCTCGGGGGAAGCCTGTTGGCCATCTTCCGTGTCAGTGGAAAGAGCCTCGACTGGAATCGCAATCATTGGCGCATTGTTGTCAGCCTCATCACATCCGCAAGCGGAATGAGAAGGGGCACCACCGATTTCTCGACGATGCCCCTTTGGGCCGACGGCAATCACCATGATGGTGGCCGTCTTAGGTCGCATATTACAGCGTGGTAGAGGTCTTCGTACGATGCACCAGGTACCACACCGGGTTGATATTCCCAGGAGAAGCACCACTGGTGTTACCAGCGGCCAAACGCAGAGCGGCGAAGTACAGCTTCACACCAACGGTGACGAGCTGGTTCAACGGATCGCTCTTGTCGGGGGTATCAGTGATCACAACCTTTGGGGACAACGGATCATCACCGGTCAAGGCAGGGATACCAAACGCCTCGTTACCAAGGAAGAACGAGGCGATGATGTCCTTACCGGCGGTCAGACCGCCACCCACGGCGGAAGCCTGATACACAAACTCATCACCAGCGGTGCTGGAACCGGTGCTGACAAACGAGTTGGTCTGAGTGACAACGCGGCAACCGTAGATGGAACCCACCTCGCCCTTGTAGAACGGGGTACCCTTGTTGCCGTAGTTGGAGGCGTTCAACCAATCGGTATCGCGCATCAAATCACGGACAACACGAGGATCAGTCGCCAGGACGTAGCCACCGTTGATCATCGGAGCGCGGTTACGCTTCAGACGAGTCATGGAATCCAAGACAGCCGAAGAGGTCATCGTGGCATCAGCAGCGCTAGTCGCGCTGTTCAACGCAGAGAAGGTCTGGGTCGTCAGCGTGGCGGGGTTACCGTAGACCTTAACACCCGTAGGGTTTGCGTTCGCACTGACGTTGATTGCGTCATCGTTGGAAATCGTTGATTCAATACCGTTACCAATCGAAGAGCCGCTGGCGGTGAGATTGGAACCAACGAGGACGTTACGGATCACCGAGTCAACCCAGAGGGCCATGTCCAGACCAGAGGTCTTGGTGGCCTGCTGGAGCGAGTTGAACAGGTCCGTGGCGCGGAGGATGTCGGTCAAACCGATCACCTGACCGTACTGAGCAAGGCTCTTGGTTAGCTTGTTCAGAACAAGGGAACGGTAGTTTCCTGAAGAAATAGCTGTTCCCTCAGTCAACGTCTTAACATCAGCAACGCTCGGCGAACCAAAGCGGAACATCGTGATGGCTTGGTTACCGTTGTTCTTGGGGATCGTAGCCTTGGTGGCAAACTGATCAAGAATCGTCTCCTGTTGGACGATCGAGAGCAGCTCCTTGCTGAAGAAGTTTTGGAACTGGTTTGTAAGTTGGGTTGAATTAGTAATGCCTGCCATATTTTAGTTGTGGTTGTGCTATTGGTTGCTTTCCCGGTCGAACTCTCTCATCGCTCGCATGAGCGCATCCCTTTGCTCCTTCTGGGATAGCTTGGAAAAATCCTTTTCCTCTGCTTTGAGTTGTCCTGCCGGAACGCTTTTACCAATGGCGGTCTTCTGCTGGAGCTTGTT